TCCATCATATTTTGTATCATTAAATTCTTTTTTTTCCGCAATCTTTATATTAAAATTTGGATCATTTAAAGTTGGATATAAAAAGTCATTTTCTTCTGGATTTTCGACTAATTCTTTTCTCTCTAATATCTCTTTTTTTAATAAAAACTTATTACATTCTTTTTCATATAAATTTGATGGAACCATACATTTATTTGCATCAAATTCATTTTTTAATAATTCAGGGTCAACTTCTTCAAGTAAAACCAATTTGGGGGGTTTTAATCTTAATTTTGGATTTGGATTCTTTATTTTTTTTAATACAGGTTCTTCTGGATTCATAATATATATTATATAATATGAATATATTATGAATACTATGAATATAATCTATATTCTTGTAATACAGTATTTATATTAGAAATTAGCAGTTTTTTTTCTAAATTATATGGTCTTATACATTCCAAACACTCATCAATCGTTTTCCATTCTAATTTGCTAACCTCTGTTTTTTGATAATTTTGCATAGTAGAGTCATCTATTTTTTTCATATAAGCTAAAAAATATTTATGTTTATATGATTTATGGTTTGAACCAATGTACATTTCTTCGAAAGGAAATAAATTATCAATTATAGTTATATCTTCTTGAGAGAAACCTGTTTCCTCTTCAAATTCACGGATAGCACAATCCAAATCTTTTTCTTGAATATTTCGTCTACCTTTTGGAAATTCCCATTCAGTTTCTGACCATTTTGTTTTACTAATTGAAATAATATCAGATAATGTAATTAAATTATCTTTTATTATTACACCATTCTGTATTAATTCAAATTTTTTAGATGCTGTTTGTTCTTCGCTTCTATATTGTGCATTTGAATTTTCACCCCATAACATTTTCCATAAATTATCAAAAGGTTCATTTAATATCCTTGTTTTTTCAATAATAGACATTTCATCGACACTTTTTTGAATTTGTTCAATATTATAAGGAGAATATTTACCTCTAATAAAATCAATATAACCAAAACTGTCTTTTCTACGGATCATAAGAAATTTTAATCCATCTCCACTATGACGAAATAAAATAATACCATAACTTGTTATAGGTAATTTACAGTGATGAAATAGGTGTCCATGTTTCCCACAATTATTGCATAAATTATTTGTTTTGTTCATAATTATTAGATGTTATTCTATTCTATTAATTTGTATTTATGTTTAAATCGATAAATTAAATTATTTATAAGTATTATAAATATTATATGAATTATACAAATAAAATAATATTATTTGGATCTACTGGAATGTTAGGAAGATATATTTACTCTTATTTTAAACAAAAAACTAATATTCAAATTATAAATATAGACTATAGAATTTCAAATGAAAATTTAAGTTTATTAGAAAATATTCTTATTGAAAATAAAATAGATGATAATACTTGTATAATAAATTGTATAGGTTTAATTCCTCAAAGAAAAAATTCATCTGTATTAGACAAAGAATATTTTTTAATTAATAGTATATTTCCTCAATTATTATGGACAATTTGTAAAAAATATAATTCAAAAATGATTCAACCTACAACAGATTGTGTGTTTTCTGGAAAAAGAGGTGAATATTTAGAAACTGATATACACGATGAAACAAATTCATATGGTATGAGTAAATCATTAGGAGAGCCATTTGGGTGTACCATTATTCGTACTTCCATTATAGGATTAGAATTAGTTAATAAAAAATCATTTTTAGAATGGGTAATTTCAAATAAAGATAAAAAAATTAATGGTTTAACAAATCATATGTGGAATGGTATTACTTGTTTAGAATATTGTAAATTAATAAATCAAATCATAATTGAAAATAAATTTTGGTCAGGAGTCAAACATATATTTTCTCCAACATCAAAGAGTAAATATGAATTAGCAGTTATTATTAATGAAATATTTAAACTAAATATTGAAATCAAACCTTTTGAATCTATAGATCTATCTAATAAAACATTATTATCAAGTTATACAAATATATTTAATCCAAAAGAATTATATTTACAGATTAATGAGTTAAATGAATTTAAATTAATATAATATATTATATTAAATAAAATGCAAACATTATTAAATAATAAAGACCGTATTTTTGATATAAAAAAAGATGTAGAAAATAAAGATCCTACTTTATATTCACATTTTTGTATTGATAATAATAAATTAATAGACCAAGAAACTATTTCAATTATTATGACATCATCAAATCGAAGTAAACAAGTTTATTTTACTTTAAAAACAATTTCAAATAGTTTATATAAAAATATACAAATTATTTTAGTAGATGATTCTAATACTGACCCTATAGATATTAATATATTAAAAAAAAATAGTTATGAATTTTATATAGATTTTATTAAAATTAATCGTGAAAATAAAAATTGGCATAATCCATTAGTAAACTATAATATAGGATTTAAATTTATTCAAGGTGGAAAAATTATCATTCAAAATTCTGAAGTTTGTCATATTGGTGATATAATACAATTTGTAAATTCGAGTTTTATTACAAATAATAATTATTATGTTTTTGATGTAAAAGCTAGTGCTAATTATGATAATAATGAAATAATATATAATAGTGACATTAGTACTATAGATATTTATTGCAAAAATTTATTTTCATTGTGGTATCAATCTGCTTGTAATAATAGAAAATATCATTTTTTAACTTCAATGACAACAGAAACATTTAAAAAAATTAATTCATTTAGTTATGATTATACAATGGGTTCTAGTTATGATGATGATGATTTTTTATTAAAAATAATATCAAAAAAAATAAATATTATTAATATTTTTCATAATGAATATAATATTGGAGGTATACATTTATATCACGGAATATCAACAAATATGTGGGATAGAGAAGTAGAACTTAATAATAATTTATTTGATAAAAAAACAAAAATATACAATTCTATAGGAATTTATGTTGATGCAACAGAAAAAATAGAAGATTTTGAAAGAAAATATCAAAATTTAATTAATGCATAAACAATATTATATTTTTATAATATAAAAACATAATATTATAAAAATATAATTATAATGAAAAAAACCGTTGTCACTATTACAGGAATTCGTCCTGATTTTATTCGTATGTGTGCTGTTTTTAAAGAATTAGACAAAACATTTAATCATATATTAATACATACAGGACAACATTATGATGCACTTTTAAGTGATGTATTTTTTAAACAACTTGATATTAGAGATCCTGACTATATATTAGATACTGGAAAATCGTCTACAAATCATTTTGAACAATTAGCTTACTTATCTACGGCAATTCCAAAATTATTTGAAATAAATAATATTAATCCGGATTTGATTTTATTTTTAGGCGACTCTAATTCTGCAGGAGTTTCTTTTCCATTAAAAAAAGCCGGTTATAAAATTGGACATATTGAAGCTGGAATGCGGTCTTATGATAAACGAATGTTAGAAGAAATAAATAGAACAGTTTGTGATCATTGCAGTGATATTTTATTTGTTTATCATGATGATTATAAAGAACAATTAAGACTAGAAAATATTACTAAAAATGTTTTTGTTGTTGGAAATACAGTTGTTGAACCATTCAAAATGTTTTGCCAAGATATAATGTGTAATCCAAAAGAAAAAAATATGATTTTGTTAGATATTCATCGTCCTGAAAATTTTAATTATGTAGATCGTCTTAAAAATATATTTTTATTTGCTAATGAATGTATTGAAAAATTTCAATTACCAGTTAAAATGTTATACTTTAAAAGATTAAAGGATGTTATTGATAAATATTCATTAGAATTAGGAAAAATAGAATTAGTACCTTTATTTGCATATAAAGAATATCTGAAAACTGTTTATAATTGTCGGTTTATTATAAGTGATAGTGGAACTGGTCAAGAAGAACCTGGATTATTAGGTACACCAGTTATAGTTCCTCGTGATTTCACTGAACGACCACAGAGTTATGAAAATAATTGCAGTATTAAATTATGTGTTGATAATTTAAATAGTGAAGAAGTATTTGAATGGTTAAAAAATTTAGATTCTGGAAAAATACAAATAGATGCATCATGGCTTGGAGATGGAACAACAAGTATAAAAATAACAGAAGATATTAGTAATTTTTTAGAATAAAATGAATTAATATAATAAATTCAAATAATATATAAGTTTATATATTATAAAAATAATAATTACTATTTATAAATGTTAATTATAAATAGTAATATTGAAGAACTAAAAATGGTTATAAATTCATATCCGTATCCTTATTTAAAACAAGATAATTTTTTAGAAATAGATTTTGCTTTAAAACTACAAAAAGAAATTTTAAATATTCCACAAGAAGATTGGGATAGATATAATAATCCATTTGAACAAAAATTTACTCTTCGTGATAAATATAATTTTCCTCCTTTATTAAAACAATTATTTGATGAATTAACTAGTGATTCATTTGTATCAAACTTATCAACAGTTGTTGGATACAAATTAAAATTAGATGAAACACGAAATTTTTGGGGTGTTCATACATATAGTCCAGGAGATAAATTAGATATTCATGTTGATGCTGGTATGCACCCAACACTAGGACTTAAAAAACAAGTAACTCTTGGAATTTATTTAAGTTATGAGTGGAAAGAGGAATATGGTTGTCAATTAGAAATATGGAAAGGTGAAAATGCATCTAATGATGATGCAAAACTTATAGAAAAGGTAAATAGTGTTTCTCCATTATTTAACAGACTTGTTATTTTTGAATGTAACGATTATTCATGGCACGGGAATCCAGAACCAGCATGTGGACCTTCAGATAGTAAAAGGATTTTTGTAACTCTTTCTTATTTAAGTGAAATTTTTAAAGATGAAAATAAACGAAAGAAGGCATTTTTTGTAGCAAGACCAGATGATCCAATAGATAATGAAAAAGATAAGTTACGATTAATAAGAGCAGATCCTGAAAAATATAAAGAGATATATAGGGTATTATAATTAAATTATCTATTATATTTAATATTATTATTAATCCATATAGAATCTGACTGATAATTGTTGGATGTAATTTCAACAAATGTTATATCAATCAATGAAAAATTATTATTTATTAAAAATTCGCAGACTTCATTATGAAGAATTTGTCCTTTAAAAAATGGATAAGTCTCGGTTTCAATGTGCATTATTTTAATATTGATTAAATTATCTTCTAAACTTTTTAATAAATCCAAAGTAGCACCTTCAACATCTACTTTAAGTATATCTATATTTATTATATTGTGGTTTGTCATAATAGTAGATAATTTATAACAAGGTAACTCTATAGTTTTATCACCATACTCATTTCCTCTATTGTAAATTCCATGTATACCATTAATATTTTTTACGTGATATATAATATTTCCATCATAACTAGAAATTACACAATTAATTGGAATTATTTTTAAATTATTAACCATAAATTTGGTGTAATTATCAGGCAAACCCTCAATAGCATAAACATTTGCTTTGGGATATTTGTCTTTAAAATAATTAGCATCCCCACCATCCATAGAACCAGCATCCATGATAGTATTTACATTTTCGTCACTTATATAAATTTTAATTTGTTTATAAAAATCTTCCATAGTAATTGAATTTCTAGTTGTTGACCCTTCGCAAATATGTGAAATATTCATAATATTATTTTATATAAATATTTATAGTAAATTTTTAGTATTTACGCATTTAACTCTTTCTAAAAAGCACCTTCTATAAATATGGTTAAATACGACCATATTTGTATTTAAAAAATTATTTTATTATAAATTAATTGAGTTCATAATATATCTAATAATTATTTTAATAACAACTAAATACTTATTTATGGTAACAAACTAATGCTCGTTAGAGGGTTAATCTAACCACAACCCATAATTCAAATGAAGATATTTCTAGATAATAAATATCAATCGGATTCTGAATAGATCAATAAAAATAATATTGTATATATTATTTAATATAATATCAATTTAAATATAATTATAATTAAGTTATATAAAATGGTAAAAGTATCGATTGCTTGTCTTATTTACAAAAGCACGCGATGGTTAGACTTTGTATATGAACAAGTTAATAAATATACAAATTTGGAAGAAAACGAATTTTATTTTGTGGCAAATGATGCTTGTGATAAAGTATTAAATCATTTAAAAGATAAAAATATTTCACATTATATTCATAATAACACAGAAGAACAAAAAAAAGAATGGTATATTAATAACGTATATAGAGCTTGGAATACAGCAGGAAGGATGGCAAAAGGTGAATATATTGTATTTATTAATAGTGATATGGCATTTTCACCTAGATGGTTAGAAATATTACAAGAATCTATTCAAGATAATATTTGTGTTTGTTCTAGATTAGTTGAAAGAGGAGCATTACGTTCAGGAACTTATGGTATTGAACAAAATTTTGGTAATGTTCCAGAAGATTATAATGAAAATGAATTTATAAATTTTTGTAATGGTATAAAAGAAAATAAAATATATAATTCTGGACTCTATATGCCAATGTTAATTAAAAAAGAACATATGGAAAAAATAAATTATTATCCAGAAGGAAATATTGTTCCTGGATCTAATATATTTAACCCAACTTATGCAAAACTAAGTGAAAATTGTATTCCTGGAGATAAAGTGTTAATTGCAAAATTAAAAACAATAGGAGTAGAACATTATACTAATTTTAATTCTATTGTATATCATTTTCAAGAAGGAGAAATGCGCGATACTATTGGATAATTTATAATAAAATAATTTTTTAAATACAAATATGGTCGTATTTAACCATATTTATAAAGTGTGCTTTATAAATATGGTTAAACAATACTATTTTACTCATATAATTTATATTAAATATATTATATTAAACATAATATTTAATATAAATTATATGAGTAAAATAGGTTGGTTAATTAACGATTGTCTTACTTGCATTCCTGGGGTCCATACATTTTGGCAAGATTTATTAGAATGGTTTCCAGAATTAATTGATAAAACTAATGGTTATACAGATTTTGCAATATTAGCTTCTAGTATTGAAAATCAATTATTAACTCAAAATGTACCATATTATATAATAAGAAATGGTTCATATTTTCGTAAAATAAATACAAACATTAAACAAATTTCCCTTATTCAAGATTGTTCTCCAAATTTATTTAATGATCAATTAAACATAATTAATAGTTCACAAGTTGTTGTTTTTAATACAAATTATATGTATAATAAATATAAAAATATAATAAATAATAATGTTTCAATAAAGGTTTGTCCGTTGGGTGTTGATTTTGATTTTTTTGAACCAAAACAAATTAACCATCCAAACATTCTTCCTAATTCTCTTATATTCATAGGAGCATCTACTAATTATCCTAAAGGATTTAATATTTTACTTAACATTATTGATAAAATGGAAAATCAAAATTTCTGTTTGATTATGAAAGATAATTTTGATATATCACAAATAAATGAAAATGTTCGGCATCGTGTTCGTATTTTTAATCGTATAAATACTGAAAATGTAAGAAGTATAATAAATTCTTGTGTTGCAGCAATTTGCACGTCATACGAAGAGACCCAGCATATATCTGGGATAGAATGCGCTGCTTGCAATATTCCGATTATTGCAAGAAAAGTCGGTGTATATTATGATAATGAAAATGATACAAGATGGGGTTGTATTGCAGATGATAGTAATTTTATAGAAAAAATAACTTATGTGTTAAAAAATATAAATATTTTTCAACCACGACAATGTTTTATTGAAAAATATTCATTGGAAATTTGTAAAAATAATTGGAAAAAAATTATAGAAGATTTATAATTTAATCATTTTATAACTATATTCCAATTTATTATATAAATATAAAAACTTAAAGACAAATCATTTTTATAAATATGATTATGACAAGTATTCATAAAGATTTTTTTTACTCTAAAAACAATAACAATTGGGACATTACAATATACCCAAACAATTATACAATTGGAGGATTATTTAAATGTTCAAACTTAAGTGGGGGATATCACGGTATTTTAAAGCAATATTGGGAATATTATAATCAAGGAACAGATGTATTACTTATATCTGAAAATAACAAAGTAAAAGAAGAATTCAACAATTTTTATCCTAATTGGAACATTGAAACTATTGATTTTTATCCTGAAATATCTAATGTAAATGATGTTGATATTATTGGTGACATTTGCAATTTTGATTCCCCTCTTAAAAAATCTTATGATTTAATTATTAATCAAGCAACTATTGAACATGTATATAATCCTTTTCAAGCAATGTTTAATTTAACAAGATCATTAAAACCAAATGGAATACTTGTAACACATACACATCCGCCAAATCAAGAATATCATCAATATCCAAGAGATTATTTTAGATTTATGATAGACTGGTGGATAGATTTGCCAAAATATATAAATGAGATTGAATTAGTTGAATTACATATGAGAAACAATGCGCATGTATTTTCGTGTTATAAAAAAATTCAATAGTAATGTTATTTATTCAAAATTAATTAAAGACATATACCATAATTTTTTCCTTGAAGACAAGGTTTATATCTATCAAAGTTTTCATAGTATACGAATTTAATAATTTTATACCTTTGCACATTTAAAACGCATATTAAATATTATTTTCAATAAGATTAAATGTAAAATATTTTGATATAATATTGTATTCTTTTTCATAATTTAATTCATTATCTGTTTGATATTTAGTATATTGCGTTTCATAATTTTCAACTTTTTTTATTATAAATAAACATTTATCTACTTCATTATAATATTCACAATCTTCTATATTATCACAATTTATTATTATTATTATTAAACATTTTATACCATATTTTGTTTTTAATTCTACTATATTATTCATATAATCTACAATATTTTCACAATTTATTATTTTTGTTATGTGGAATAAAGTTGTGGTTTCATTATATTTATTTATTATATTATTAAATCTTTCGCATCTCTTTTTTATTGATGTATAAATATTACTATCTAATATATTATGATGATGAAAAGAACATATTGTAATCCAATTATATAAATTATCATTTAATTTATTATCATCTAAATAATTTTGATTAAAGAGTAAATTACTAGAATTGTAATTATGTGCCATATATACTATATTATTTTGTAATAATTCATAAAATTTATTGTTAATTTTGGTTGTATTTTTTTTATAAAATAATTCTATATGTTGTGTATTTTTATTAAATAAAATTATATCATTTAAATAATCATCAAAATTATTATTTATAATTTTTAATGATGTTTCAAAATCAATGAATAAATAATCAAATGGACTACTCATTTTTCTTAATTTAAATTTATTCAAAAATGTAGGTGAATAACATCTATAACCTATACTAAATATAAAATTAATATTTGGTTTCATTATAAAATTACATAATATAATTATATAATTTTATAAAATAATTATCACATATATTTATAACATAATGACGCATCATAAAAGTGAAGATTATAAATTATCTGTAGTTGAATATTATTTAACAGAAGACAAAACACAAAATAAGTGTATAAAATATTCAAATGTTCTGCATGAAGTTTGTTAAAATGGGTTAATAAATATAATGAAAATTGTGAAATAAAAAGACATAATATAACAGAAAATATGTAAAGAAAACATCAAATAGAACACAAAAACTAAAAAATTACTTGCTTTAAAATCGGCATTTAAATGTTCAAAGGTGTAATTCCTTAAAAAATGTAGGAACATTTTCATTGGTTTTTAAAGGTATTCGAATCAAAATTTCTTTATTAAAATGTAATATAGATTTATCCAAACATTCTTTTAAATAATTTATATTTTTACCTTCTTTTGTATATTCAATACTTTCTGCAAAACTTTCAACTTTATTTTTTATAAAATTTTCATCTCCAAAATAACTTAAATGCCATCCTCCATTATTAATAGAAGTTTGTGGCGGTAAATAACGCATTTCAGTTAATAAATTATAATGTTTATAAGTAAAAAAATTAAATAGTTTTGATTGATGCCATTTTCTAGGAGTTGTTAATTCAATATTATAATAATATAATGTCATAGTAAGACTATAAACAATATTATTTTTAATTTCTAATATATTATTTTTAATATTTTGAATTACACATTTATTAGGAATTTCATCAACATCTGTTACTATAATAATATCTTCATTATTAAGATTCATTTTATCTAATCCAATTCGTATGCATTCGCGTTGATAATGTTCTCTATACCAATGTTCCGTATTAGTGTGTATATATTGAGAAAAATTATAATTTTCATCAAATGTTGTTACTATATGAATAATTTTATCAGAATATTTACTAAACATTTGTTTATTTTCTAAATAATATAATGGTTTAGGATTTCCAGTATGTGTTTTTGTTGCTTCTATAATAATAATATTATCTACAATATCATATAATTCATGAAGTCGTATATTTAATATATCTAATTCATTATATATCATAAAACAATCAATTATTTTCATTAATTATTATTATATTTAAAAAACATTATTTTATATTATATTAAACTCAAATTATTCATAAATTCTCTTAATTCAATTTTTGTTAAAGGATTCAACTTGCTGTTATAATTTTGTACAACTTCTGTTACTAACAAATTCTTATAAGGTGGCTTAATATGCATATAACCATTTTCCATTTTTACAAGACGCATCGCTTGTGTTTCACTAATAAGTGATTCTAACATCTTCTCACCAGGTCTTAATCCTGTCACATTTATTGGTTTATCATACTTCTCCGAAAAAATTTCGATTAAATCTATCATCTTTAATGAAATCAATTTAGGTATAACTGTATCACCACTTTCTCCGTGAATTGCAGCATATTCAATTAGTGCCACGCTTTGTTCTAAAGTCATTACAAATCGTGTCATATCTTCGTGAGTTAATGTAAACTCATTTACTTCTGGATCATTACCTTTCTCGTGCAGAATAGGTATAATACTTCCCCTAGAATTCAATACATTACCATAACGAATATTTACAAACTTTCGGTTCTTTATGTGCAATGATTTCTCAACAATAGCACTTTCTGCTAATGCTTTTGCCATCCCATAAACATTTGCGGGTTCGCAAGCTTTATCAGTGCTTACCATTACTGTAGTCTCCAAATTCAACAATCTGTCATTATTTTTTTCAATTGAATTTAATACATTCATTGGTCCAACACAATTAGTTTGTAAACATTCATAAATAGCATATTCACAACGATCAATATGTTTTAAAGCTGCCATAATAACTATAATATGTGGCTGTTCTCTTAAAATAGCATTTTCTACACTATTATAGTCTCGAATATCTCCAATAATAAATTTCAAATTAGATGTTTTATAATGTAAACTCATTTCCCAATGTTTACATTCATCTCTTGAATAATTAGTTATTTCATTATTTCCTATATAAGTATCAATAAACTTTCTACCAAGTGATCCAGATCCCCCAAATAATAATATTTTTTTATTACAAATCATATATTAGGTATTAATATATTATTTTTATATTATTTACTTAAAATATAATATTAATTTAATATTCGTTTAATATTCGTTTAATAAACAATTTTGTTATTTTAATAAATAATAAATGACTACATTAGACCCGAAAGTTTGGGGACCGCATTATTGGTTTTTTCTTCATACTATAACAATGTGTTATCCTCTTCGACCTAATACTATTACTAAAAAAAAATATTATGAATTTATTCATAATTTTCCTTTATTTATTCCTATAGAATCTATTTCAACTTATTTTAGTAAATTATTAGATGAATATCCTGTTACACCTTATTTAGACACTCGTGATTCATTTATTCGATGGATGCATTTTATTCATAATAAAATTAATCAGCGCCTTGAAAAGCCCGAACTTTCTTTGAATCAGTTTTATTTAAAATATTACGAAGAATATAAACCAAAAGATATAAAAATGAAAGAATACTACAAATTTCGAGGACAAATCATTTATTTGGTTTTAATTTTATTATTTATATGTTTAATTTACTATTTATATAATAAATAATACAAGATGCAGATTACTATTACTATTATTTCATTTATTTATGTTTATTATATTGGTATATATTAACTGAAATGACAATAACACGACGACACAAATATAGAAAATATAAAAAATCTCATTCATCATTAAAAGGAGGAAAGGTAATCGGAGCTGGAGGATTTGGTTGTATTTTTAACCCTTCGTTAAAATGTAAAAATAATGAACGCGTTAAAAACAATATTTCAAAATTAATGAAAAATAAATATGTTCACAAGGAATATAATGAAGTGATTAAATTTAATACTTTATTAAAAAATATACCTAATTATTCTCATTATTTTTTATTAGATGGTTTTTCTATTTGTAAACCATCTACATTAACACCTAAAGATTTAGAAAATTTTAATGAAAAATGCAGTTCACTTAAAAAAATGGGTATTAAAGATGATAATATTAATAATCCTGAAATATTAGATAAACTTTTAGCATTAAATATGCCATATGGTGGGGTTGATGTAGGTAAATTTATTGATGAGTATTGGAATAATTCAAAAAAAATGATTGCTTTAAATAATTCTTTGATAAAAATGCTTGAACACGGTATTATCCCAATGAATGATGCAGGGGTTTTTCATTGTGATTTGAAATCATCAAATATACTAGTAAGTGAAGAAAAAGGTACATTATATACTCGTCTTATTGATTGGGGATTATCTACAAATTATTCACACGATGGTCCCATACCAAAAGTTATAACTGACAGACCATTTCAATTTAATGTTCCATTTTCAAATATTTTATTTACTTCTCTTTTCACAAAAATGTATAAATCATTTTTGGTTAAACATAGTGAGCCAGATTTTTACTCATTAAGAACATTTGTTATTAATTATGTTCTTGAATGGGTTGAAGCTCGAGGTCCTGGACATTTAAAATCAATGAATAGTATTTTTAAAACTTTATTTGAAAATGAATTAATAAGTATGGATGAAACTTTAAAAGGAAAATTTATCGAATTTGATTATACATTTTATTTTATTTTTGAATATATTACAAAGATCTTAGTAAAATTCACAAAAAATGGTGAATTTGATAGTAAAGCTTATTTAACTCAAGTATTTTTAAAAAATATCGACTTATGGGGATTTGTTGTTTCTTATATTCCAATGGTGGAAGATATTATCAGTTCAAATAAAGTATTAACGGCTACACAAAAAGAAATTTTGAATAAAGTTAGAGGATTAATGCTTATATTAATTGATGCAAATGATCATCCTATTAATGAAAAAGAACTTATTAAAAAATTAAAATTATTAAATCCATCATTAGTTCATTTAACAGGAAAAAATTTTAAACACAAATCTTCATCTATGAATGCATCATCTAATGAAACTTCCTCTACATCACTATCAGATAAATCCTCAAATAAATCCTCAAATAAATCCTCGGATTCTTCTCAATCTTCAAATAGATCATCTTTAAATAAGAAAAAAATAATAAGTGAATTAGATGATGTATTAAATAGTTCAGAGAAAAAAGCAATTGATATTTCCGAAGCTTTATCAAAAGGAACTCGAAAAATAATAAAGAAAAAACGATTTCATAAAATGATTTTAAAAACTCTTAAAAATATTAAAAGTTTACATAGTAAAAAACAATGGATGTAAATTTTTAAGTAAACATATATTATATGAAACTCGAATTATTTATTTTGGGGGTAACAGTTTTTTTAATTTATAATGCATATCATAATGGAAAATATACAAAAGTGTTTTTTTCTTATAAAAAATATTTTCAAATGGGATTTATGGCACTTTTAGGTATTTCACTTTATCTTCTTATTAAAAGGGATCCATTACAATGCAAAAAAATACTATTTCACGCAAATAATGTTGTTAAATATATGCCAATAGATAAGTCTTCAATGGATATGTTAAGCCCTATTATAGATTTTACAAGTAGAGGTGGTGGAAGTAATGGTGGTACAGGAATTTCAGGATTTATGCATGGTTTAAATGGTTCTTTTAACCCTCAACAAAATAATTTTGAACGAAAGATGATGCAATCTGGGTTAGAAAGAGGATCAGAAGTGGGAACAAAAGCAACTAAACGTTCTGTTAGTGAAACGAAGAAAAAATATGTAGCATCTATTCAAAATTGGTGTTGTGGTAAATGTAATAAACAATTGAATCATACATTTGAAATTGATCATAAGACTAGACTTGAATACGGAGGAACAAATGAAGTTGACAACCTAATTGCATTATGTAGAAACTGTCACGGAGAGAAAACAGCAATGGAAAATATGTAGTTGATTTGTTGTAATAAAATATTATATAATTTTATAATTATATAATATATATTTATGCCACCTGTTCCTACCAATTTATTAGATAGGTTAATTTACCATAAAATATCTATTACTATGGTTGCTTTACTTATTTCTTATGTAATTTATGTTAGTTATTGGTTTATAAATAATCCTTATTCTTGGGTTACCTCATTTGCATCTATAGTTAATGTAAGAGTTTTAATATATAGTACAATATTATTTTTTTTTGCTTTAAGACCAAGTGGTGATAATAATGATATTACATTCGAAATTATCAAAAATATTATTGTTTTTATAACTTTTGTTTTATTCTCATTTATTTTTTGGTACTATAACCCGGGTGGATATATTATGAGTTATGTTTCATTCTATGTTTATGGTTTAATTTTTATATTTGCAATTTTTGGTATATTATATTTGATGTTATACTATTATACATTAAATAAAAAAGATAATGCTGCATTAACTGAAGCGCAACTTGATGAATTTGACAAAAATAAAAAATTAATTGTAACTATGTTAAAGTACTTTTTATTAATATCTTTTTCAATTGGATTTTTTATTATTCTAATTTTGTTTATTCAAAATACTATGTCTAACTATGGATCATCTAATTATGCCACAGTAGCTATGAATATTATAATTGTTATTATTGTTGCAGCATTAGTTTATAAAATAATTACGGCTGCAAAGTTATATAAAGAAAGTCCATTAATTCAAGCTATTATTAATACTATTTTTTATATCCCGTGTCTATTTGTAAATCTTATTGATATTGTTGTTAAATTATATGGAATACCAACAAAAACAGAATATATTTTATTAGGGGCTGCTATTATATTAAATACAGGATATTTTATATACCCATATATAGCTAATAATTTTTCTAAACAAGGTGGTAAATCACTCATAAATGATCCAATTTATACATCTAGAGAAACTACTCTTGGATCTTATCAAAGTTTAAATGATAGTGAAGATTTTAAATATACTTATGCAATATCTTTTTGGGTATATATAGATTCAGCAACTCCTAGTATGAATAATGCATCTATTAATTATACTTCAATCTTAAATTATGGGAATAAACCTAATATTTTATATAGAACATCAGATAACACATTGATGGTTACAATGGAAAATTATCAACCAATTTCTGTAAAAACTAAAGTTATTACAAATATCAAAAATATGATTATGGACACAGATGAAAATGGAAATAGAATTATTTATATAAAAAAGGATGTTTTGCTTCAAAAATGGAATAATATTATTATTAATTATACTGGAGGAACTTTAGATATATTTTACAATGGTGTATTAGAAAAATCCGCAATTGAAGTAGTTCCATATATGAAATATAATACATTAACTGTGGGTTCTAAAAATGGTATTCACGGTGGAGTATGTAATGTAAATTATTTCAATAAAAGCTTAAATATTCAGCAAATTTATTACCTTTATAATTTTGTAAAGGATAATAATCCACCTATTTATAAGAGTTCAAATAATTCAAATACTGATACATCAAATATTACTTCAATAATGAATAAACAAAGTATTGATAATTATGGAAATGCATTAAAATCTAAACTAATATAACAAATATAACAAATATAACAAATATAACAAATATAACAAATATAACAAATATAACAAATATAACAAATATAACAAATATAACAAATATAACA